AAATTCAATTTCGTCACGTTGGTAGTCCAAATATTACATATGACGTTTTTGAAATGGCACATTTCCGAATGTTATCTGATTCTAACTTTTTACCATATGGTAGGTCAATGTTAGAGGGAGCTCGTAAAGAATTTCAAAAATTAATGATGATGGAAGATGCCATGCTAATTCATCGAATTATGCGTGCTCCGGAAAAACGTATTTTTAAAATTGATATTGGAAATATTCCACCGAATGAAGTTGATTCATTTATGGAAACTATTATTAACAAAATGAAAAAAATTCCACATATCGATCAACAAACTGGTAATTACAATTTAAAATTTAATCTTAACAACATGTTAGAAGATTATTACTTGCCGGTACGAGGTGGTAATTCTACAACATCAATTGATACATTACCAGGTATGACATTTACTGGAATGGATGATATCAATTATGTTAAAGATAAAATGATGGCAGCTTTAAAAATTCCAAAAGCTTTTTTAGGATATGACGAAGGCGTAGAAGGAAAAACAACATTAGCTGCAATGGATATTCGTTTTGCTAGAACAATAGAACGAATTCAACGAATTGCAATATCAGAATTAACAAAAATTGCAATTGTTCATTTATATGCTCAGGGATTTGAAGGCGAAGATTTAGTTAGTTTTGAATTAGAATTAACGGCTCCATCAATCATATATGATCAACAAAAAGTTGCATTAATGAATGAAAAAATAACACTTGCAAATGCCATGAAGGATTCCAAACTTGTTTCAGACAGATACATTTACGAATACATATTTAATATGTCAGAAGAACAATGGTTACAAGAACGAAGTGATGTTGTAGAAGATTTAAAATTAAGATTCCGACAAAACCAAATTGAACAAGAAGGAAATGATCCTACCGTAACTGGAATATCATATGGAACTCCACATGATTTAGCAACAGTACATATGTCATCGAATGAAGTAGAAAAAAAAGATAAAGGCGGCCGACCAAAAGAAGGCATTAAATCGGGACAACATAAGAATGCATTTGGATGGGATCCTATAGGTAGCAAAGAATTAAAACAAGCATTTAATCCACAAAATCAACAAACATCATTTCAGCCAGATACTAGATGGAATCGTAATAATCGTCCGGTATCAGCAGAAGCTCATGACATACTAAAACATTTAAAATCTAAGAATAAGGGTGTCTCTATAATTACAGAATCATTGAAACCAAAACAAACACAAGACGATTCGGACACAAATACAATGTTAGACGAAAACAACATTTTATAAAAACATACATATTTATATAAAATAAAAAAATGATTGGACAAACATGAAGAAATTAAAACATTCAAAATACAAGAATACCGGAATTCTTTTTGAAATGTTAGTTAGGAAATTAACTTCAGAAACGTTATCATCAAACAAAACTGTTACCGTTGATATTATTAAAAAATATTTCGGCAAAAATACAGAATTGGCAAAAGAATTGTATTTATATAATTCATTGATGAAAGAACAGTTTAAAAGTGAAGCTCATGCATTAGATTATATTCGTACCATTAAAGCAGCACATAATAAATTAAATCAATCTGTATTAAAACGTCAACGATATAATTTAGTTAAAGAAATTTCTGAGAAATTTGTATTTGACAATTTAGCTAAAATACACATTTCAAGCTATAAAGCATTGGCATCAATTAACATGATCTTTGAACATGCTGAAACAGATAATCCACGGCAAATATCAGCGTGTAAAGGTGTAATTGTTGAACATGTAATGATGCCGGCAAAGAAGGCGCAAGTTAAAGATTCTATTACCGAAGCATTTGAAGCACAACCTAAAGATATTCGATTGTTAACATATAAACTTATTGTTGATAAATTTAATGCAAAATATTCATCTACATTAGATGAATCGCAAAAACAACTTCTAAATAAGTATATTACAAACGTAAATGATACTGTTGCATTACGAGAATATGTAGAAAAAATTATTCCAAAGATTAAATCTGATTTATCAATGCGAGCTAATCAGATTACGGATAAAGCTACAAAAATTAAAGTTAAAAAACTTTCTGAAATGTTATGTACTGTGGAAAATATGAAAACAATCAAAGAATCTCATATACTGTCATTGTTACGTTATTTTGATTTAATCAAAGAGTTAAAGGAAATTCATTAATGAAGTCATTTTTAAAACAAATTAAAGAAAAATTCATTGTGATAGAATCTGCAGAATATTGTGATTCTTGTAATCGTCCTATGGACCAATGTGTTTGTAAAGATGAAGAAATAGATGAAATTTCCAGTACCGGGGGCGTTGCAGGGTATAGTACTCCGGCTGCATTTGCAGCACCTGGGAAATGGAAAAATAAACGTAAAACATATGAATCTGTAAATACACCTCCAACATTTAGATGGGAAGATGATACGCCTCAACATCCAGAATCGGAAGAAGAGGTGATGAATGATAAATTTCCATTCAGCGATAAAGAACAAGATTGGTATAATAAATCATATGAATATCCGTCAAAACATATGCCTAATAAACCAAGTCGTACATCTACTAATAAGCCATCTGTTTTCGATATAATGGATAATAAGTACGAACAACTTATTGAGTCATATCGATCGTATGCAACTGGAGATGCAAAATCAACACCTGAACAAAAAATAAAACATACAATAAAAGAAGTAGCGCGACAATTGCAAGAAATTGAACGCACTATAAATTATGCATCTAAATTAAAAACGGAATCTGGGGTTGCGCGAAACGGGTATGGTTCTGCAGTAGAATCTGCATTAAATAAAATATCAGAAAGATTAATTAAAATATCAGAACGCGTAAGAGCATTAGGAGAATAAGATGTCAAAACAACTAATTGTAGAATATATGCCATTTAAGCCTGTTGGTTCATTAACTGAATCAAGCGGCGCTGCATATGGAATACCTAATGGTTTTGTTGTACAAGGTGTTTTGCAACGAGCAGGAGCTAAAAATCAAAATGGTCGCGTATATCCAAAACCTATTCTAGAAAGAGAATGCCAACGGTATCAAATGGAATATATCGATCAACATAGAGCATTAGGCGAACTAGATCACCCAGAGTCATCGGTTGTAAACTTAAACAATGTTTCTCACAATGTTTTAAAAATATGGTGGAAGGGTGATGATTTGCACGGTGCAGTACAAATATTAGAAACGCCATCTGGCAAAATTCTTAAAGAGCTTTTCAGAGCTGGAATTACATTGGGAATTTCATCGCGCGGGTTGGGTTCAGTAAAAGAATTGCGAAATGAAGGTACCGTAGAAGTTCAAGAAGATTTTGAATTGATATGTTGGGACTTCGTATCTAATCCTTCAACCCATGGTGCTTTTATGCGGCCTGCGCACATGAATGAATCGGTAAATAAAATGACACAAACAAACAAATATAATAGAGTAAATAACATCATCACCTCAATATTGTGCGAAGATGGAAAATGTAGGATAATATAATGAAAACGCCAAACTTAAAGTTTATTTTAGAAACATTGATGCAAGATCAACCCAAACCGATGACACGTGAAGAAAAACAAGCATTCGTACAAGAAATTGCTAATTTTTCTGCAATGAGTGATGGGGTATATGCCAAGGGCAACTTGGAGCAGATTGTTGAACGCGTTAAACGAATTGTAGACCGAGCGGACAAGATAATGACCGAAAGTGATGATTGGATGGCAAACGTTGCTCACAAAAAAGGTAATAAGCGTATGCATGAAGATTATCGTGATTTTGAACAAGCTGCACGCGATTTAAAAGAATCACAAGATCGAATGTCTATGGCATATGAAAATATCGGACAGCATTTAAATCGTTATTTTGATGTAGGTTAATTTGGTTGTTTGAAAAAAAAATATTATAATAAAGGTAAGGATGATGAATTCATTAAAAAAAATATATCGTGATTTTTTCGGCTTAACCGAAGCTGCTGGTAAGATCGAAACAGATGATCCAAAGCAAGCAGAAGAAATGGCAAAAAAAGGAATGACTGTTAAATTAGTTAAACCCGGTATGACAACCGAAGATTTAGATGCAGTTGGACACGAAGATGCTGATATAAATAATGATGGAAAGAAAAATACTAAAACAGATCGTTATTTAAAAAATCGCAGAAATGTACGTAAGAAAGCTATCAAAGAAATTGATATCGATGAAGCGCAACTAGTTAATAATATTACAGATTATAAAGGTGGCATCGAATATGTATTGCGAGATCCATCAACTGCAGAATTAGTTGCACAAGAAATTCAAGAGTGGTCTGAACGAAAAGGATTTACGGTAATTAAAAAAATGATATCTCCAAATAAAAAAATTGGATATTTTTATTTTCGCCTAGGCCAAGATCCGGCGCTAGAATCACAAAAGATTCAAGGATATCTAGCACAAAAACCAGAATTAAAACATTTTAGATTCAATGTAAGAAATTCTAAATCATTAAGAAACAATTAATAGTTATATATGAATAAACACCAAAAACAACACCAAAGCATTTTACCAGGTAATGCAATGGCAGTTAATGTAGTAAATCAAGATTTAGGATTTGCTTTACGAACCTGGAAACGAAAAGTAAAATCGTCGGGCGTGTTAGAAGAAGTTAAACAACGCAAAGAATTTATCAAACCATGTGTTGAAAAAAGAGTACAAAAGAAACGAGCTGTATTCATTCAACGTATTAAAGATTTAAATTCATTTTAATTTCTTTAATAAAAAAATATAGGCCCTAACTTTTTTGTTAGGGCTTTTTTACTGGTTTTTCAATCAGTGTCATATTTATTTTAGAATACGCTATTCATCTTTATATAGCGTGTATACTTATTATTTATATTCTATTAAGATTTCAAATAATCTTATTTCCAAAAAACAAAATTTAAGGAGAAACAATGGCAAAATCAGACTTGCTAAAAGAAGCAATTGCTGACGCAAAAGCTGTTAAAGAAACTGCTTTAGCAAATGCAAAGATTGCTTTACAAGAAGCCTTCGCACCTAGATTAGAAAGAATGTTATCAACTAAGTTAACAAACGAAATCGAAGGCGAAGAAGACATGGACATGGCCGGTGGAGAAGAAGCTGGTGAGGACATGAATGCTGCAGCTGCAGCAGGAACGCTACCACGTGGAAATGATGTTGGTGATTTATCAATTGATGTTGATAGTGATGGTGAATTTGATGAATTCGACATTTATTCACAAGGCGGCGGAGAAGTTGCAGATACTGAAGCCCCGGACATGAGCGATGAAGAAATGACTGCTGAGTACAATGAAGGAATGCATGAAGACGATTTAAATATCGAATCAATCATTCGTGAATTAGAAGGCGATCTAGAATCAGACGAAATGGCAATGGAAGGCTATGACGATGAAGAAGATGAAATGGAAATGCCCATGGAAGGGTATAAAAAATTAAATTCTTCAAAAATTGGTAAAGGTTCGAGAAAATTGACTGAAGATGACATGATGATGATGGATGATGATGATGATGGAATGCCTACAGATTCAATTGATGAAATTATTGAAGCTATTCTTCGAGAAGAAGAAGAAGATGATATGATGATGTCTAAAGAAGAAGATCCAATGGAAGCAATGGAAATGGAATTGAATGCAAAAGAAGACGAACTTACAGAAGCATATCGCACAGTTAAACATCTTCAAACTGTTATCAATGAAGTAAATTTGCTTAATGCCAAACTTCTTTACACAAACAAGTTGTTCCGCAATTTTGAATTGTCAGAAGCTCAAAAAATGAAAGTAATTGAAAATTTTGATAGAGCTGGCAATACAAGAGAAGCAAAATTAGTTTTTGCTACATTGGCTGAAAGTTTTAAAAGACCAACAAAAAAACGAGTAGTTAAAGAATCTTATGCTTCTAGAGCTATTCCAACAACTGCGCCAAGAGCAGAAACAACACAAGTTTTATCTGAAGGCTTTGAATTAGCTAACAGATGGAAAAAATTAGCTGGATTATTGTAAAACAAAAAAAAAAACAAACAAAAGGAAAAACAATGAGTATTTCAAACTTATTACAAACAAATGATTTCGTTCAACGAAACAATGCAAAAGCGTTGGTAACGAAATGGGAAAGAACGGGACTTTTAGAAGGTCTTCGTGGCGAAAGCGAAAAAGCCGGAATGGCACAATTGCTTGAAAATCAAGCGCGTCAATTAGTAAAAGAATCATCTGGAACTGGTACTGCAGCAGGATCAGAAGAGTGGGCTGGTGTAGCACTTCCATTGGTACGTCGTATTTTTGCTGAATTTGCAGCAAAAGAATTCGTTTCAGTTCAGCCAATGAATTTGCCATCAGGACTTATTTTCTATCTAGATTTTAAATATGGTACGTCAGTTCCGGGATTTGATGACGATAACAACAACAGAACAGGTGATCCATTTGGAAATCCTAACGCATTAGACTCAATGTTTGGTGTTACCACAACTGGTTCAGACGCAGCGGGTGGTCTTTATGGTGCAGGTCGTTTTGGATATTCAATTCCTTATACTTCTTCTGCAGGATTAGGATCAGCGGGTGCAGCAACTGGTTCTGCTCCAACTTCTGCATCTGTGAATTTTGATGGTAATTATACGACTACATTATCTAGCTATAAAGTAGTAACCATTAATGTACCTACCGATGCTGATTTATATGCAGTACGTTCTTGGACATTTACTTCAGGATCTGCAGAAACTGAAATCGTTCCGATTCAAGCATTTTCAACAATTACTTCAAATTACACTGCATCGTTTGTTGTAACAACTGCACAAGCAACTTCAATCCAAACTTCAATTTCTGCATCTAACTTTAAATTGCAGTATAGCAAACAACCTACCGATATTACACGCGGTGATTTTGAAGATAAGAATCCATTTAAAGGATCTTCTGCTAATACTGGTATTAATACCGGTATTGATGTTGATATCCCAGAAATCAACCTTGAAATGCAATCAGAGCCAATTGTTGCTAAAACACGTAAGTTGAAGGCAGTTTGGACACCTGAATTTGCTCAAGATTTAAATGCATACCATTCAATTGATGCTGAAGCTGAATTAACTTCAATGTTGTCTGAATATGTATCAATGGAAATCGAT